TAATATGACTTCACCGACTAAAACTGGGGGCGGTTATGGCATCATCACGGACTCTGCCACCGGCCAAACGTATACGACTGGCAATGTCCCCAATGGGGCTTTGCCACAAAATATTAATATTACTGTCTCAACCAACGATGCTTTCTTGGATGTCGTTAAAGATACTGTGACTAAAACAGTCACTGAAGCTGCAGTTGTTGACCCCGCTAAATTTGGAAGATAAAAGGATTCACCATGGCATTATCAGATTTAAGTTTTAAGCTTTATACCGATGCAGGGCTCACGACACTCTTTAGTGGCACTTATCAGCTGACCCACTCCACCACTTTAAGTGATAACCCTCAGGATTTTGTCCTTTATTTCGGCTCTAATGCCACCGATACTCAGCTGCAGGCCGTTTCAAGTCCTGGCGTGGATGACATCGTCTTAACCCCAACCGACATCGTTTCTAATTGGGCGGCCTCAACTGCCTATAGCCTAGGACAAGTTAGAGAGCCTTCCACCCCCAATGGTCGCGTCTATCAAGTGACAGTCGCAGGGACCTCCTCTGGCACTGAGCCGACTTGGCCCACATCAGGAATTGGCAGCACCGTCACAGATGGTTCGGTGACTTGGCGTTATTTAGGTCCTCGACATGAAGTGACCGAAATCACCTTAGGGTTATCGGCCCCTGACTTAGACACTAATACCCCAGGGGCGCCTTTAGCATTGGGTCCGACGATATTAAGTGGTGTTGCCAATGCGGTGGAAGTGCATATTCGGATTGATAATGCGGTGACGAATGTTCGAAATACCGTTGGTCACCCTGAGATTGGCATCTTCATAAATGAAGTGATTGAAACAGGGGTATAGGAAATGGCAACTGGAGAGCGTGGGTATTTAAATAACTTTAGAACTGTTTTAACCGAGAGCGTTAATAGCGCCGATACGGCTTTTGATATTGCCAGCACCACAGGTCTGGCTACTTTGCTGGGAACTAAGGACTACATCGCTTTAACTTTAGATGACGGCATTAATATCGAGATTATCCATGTAACGGCGGTAGCAGGCAGTGAAATCACGGTTGATAGAGCACAAGAGGGCACCACAGCGGCTGATTTTGAGATTGATACCATCGTGGAGTGTCGCCCTACTGCGGCGTCCTTTGATGTTTCAGGCGGTGGGGGCGGTGGAGGACTGTGGGAGCGCATTTCGACAATTACGGTTTCAAGCGATGTCACTGAGATTAAGTTTGAAGACTTAGAGGGTGTGTACGAGATAGAGATTCAAAATCTTAATGTGGACAGCGCCAGTGATAACGTGGCTTTAAAGCTTCAAATTGGCACTGGCGACCCCACCAGTTACTCAACTGTGGCTTACTCTTGGGAAAATGCGCGTTGGGACTCTTCCTTTGATGGTCCAGCAGTAGCACGTTCAGGCTCTACCAGCTCAATTGACCTTCTCACCTATGTATATCGAGATGCAGGGGACGGGGTAAATGGTAAAATTGAGTTTGGGTCGCTTTCCGATGAAACCAAACGTAGGAGCTTTCGCTTTGTTCTCTGGCAGCAGCATGTATCCAGTTCACAGCAGCACGTAAAAAGACATGACGGGTCAGGCATATGGAATGCCGGCAATGCAGTCACTGGGATTCGAATCTTTGTCACTGACGGCGTGATGAAATCAGGGAGTCAATTTCACTTACTGAAACGGACGTACTAAATGTTAAACGGTTATGCCTTAAATACGGTTGTTCTAAATGGGGCGGGAGAGCCGCCAGAGCCAGTCCTGATTGGGGCAGGCTTACTCATTGCCTTTGAGCAAGATGTCGTAGAGCAGATAACGGGAGAGGGCTTGCTCATTGCTTTTGAGCAAAGAGTCGGCTTAACAGGGTCAGGCGCACTGATTACTATTGAGCAAGATGTCATTTTAAGGATAACCGGCAGTGGACAGTTAATTGAGATAGGGCAAAGTGTTGGGGCCAGTGGGCAAGGCAGGCTCATTGTGTTTGAGCAAGACATTGTCGCCCCCAGCGCAGCGATTCCCCCACATTTAGAGCGCACAGATTGGGATGTCACTATTTTACTTGGGGGCGTCATGGTCTCCAGGGACCAAATTCATGGCATCATCACGGTTGAACGTACTGAGAGTGCGGCGGCGATTGCCAGTTTTACCCTGGTATATCAGCCGGGCTCAGGTTTACAGGTGGTGGAGGCTTTAGCGGGCAAGTCGGTGACCATTGATATTAGGGTCACGGCAGGGATACATCGGATTTTCACCGGCATCGTGGATGTACCGGTTATCGATTTGATTCAAAAGAAGATAACCTTAAATTGTACGGATAGACGCCTTGAGTTGATTAACGCCCAGCTTAAGGGCAGTCTCCCTGGGATTGGCTTTTATTCAAAGATTATTTTCCCGGAAGCTAAGGATACGGCGGAGGAATTAGAGCAAAGATTGACGACAATTCCTTGGGCAGTGGACTTTGATGCTTTTGGCAATTATAGCTTTGTCCCTTTAAGAGCAAAGGCCAGCGCTGATTTTACTTTACCTGATTCCCAAGTTTATGACCGCCAGCCTTCGGTGAGTTATACCTCTAGAGCGCAGGTCACCAATACCATCGATATTGATTTTAAGTATCGTTTTCCTAGATTGCATCACGTTGAGCGCAAGTTTACCTGGACCTCTCCCATTACACAGTCTCTGTGTTTGGTGTTAACTGAAGGCTATACCTTAGCGCAAAGAAACATGATTGCTGGGGCGGTGGATTCAACTCCTTGGGTCGTGAGGGGGAAAATTAACTACACTGAAATTCAGCCTGGGGGCGTTTATCGGTGTGGCAGTTTAACCCCACCGATTATTTGGAGCACGATTCAGTATTCTGGCAGCACGAGCTCTAAAGTAGATGAGAGCGGCGCACCTGTTCTAGACACTAAAGGCAATCAGCAAACTGAAACCCGCATTACGGGGGGGACGGACTTTAGGGCAGTTTTTGCCAATGGCGCGAATTGGCAGTACACCTTTCGCTGGGTGCAAACGGTGGTAGAGGGCTATGGTTTAAAAGTGATTGCACCGCAATCGGTAAGTCAATACGGTCCGGTGAGTAGCACTAACCAATATTCAGCCGAAGATGATGCTGATACCAGTCAATGGGAAAATTATAAGGAGTACGATAATCCCTACAATCAGAGCGCCCCGACCTACCATATTGATTTAGCCACTAAACGCATTGACGTGAATGCAGCCATTTTGACGGCGCTTAATATTGCTAAGACGACGATATTGAACTCGCATCGGGATACACAGGTCACGTTTACTCGGTTCATCTGGCCGCAAATTGATTTAAAGCATACGGTTGCGCTCAGTACCGGGATTTTAAATGCGCAAGGTAAAGCCTTTAATATCCGTCATGAGATAAACAATGGGACAACTGAAGCTAAAACTACGGTGGTGCTGGCATTGTCCCGTGCACTAGGCTCTGGCACTAATTCGCCCTTGACTGTGCCTGCTGTGCCTATCGATAACGTGAACTTACCGACTGGCGATGTGGTATTGGGCAATCACTATGGTGTCGATCCGGCGACGGCACCTGACATTGACACCTGGAGTGGTCGCGTGGGTAATAAGAAGGTGGGTGGACTTGCTACACAGTATGCCGAACAATTTATAGTTAAAACACCGACCATTGATAAAGCATTGACGGATGACAAAGACAAGACGGTCGCTGCCATTTATCAAGTTGCCATTCCCAATGACTTACTAGAGGTAGTATTTTAAATGGCCAATCAAATTGCAGATGCGATAAGAAGGATTGTTGGCTTTGACCCGACACGCGACCCTTTAGCCCCTGGGGGTGAAAAAGGTCAGATTTTAGGAAGCACTGGTATTGGTTATCTCTATCCAGACCAATCTTCGGTGGGTAAATCCAATACTGGCGGGACCTCTCCGGTCAATAATGCGCCTGCTGATGATAAAATTATCACACCTGACACTGGCAAGCCTGCTTACCAAACCGGTGGCAATAGAGTGGATTCTAAAGATCCAAGCCAAGCTATCCATACTGTCAATGATGGCGTCTATACGGCCTCTGAAGTCATCACCCCCACGACCGATAAAACCATTACCTTAAAAGATACCAAAAAATATGAAAGTGGCTTAGGCGGCTTAACCGATGCAGCCTCTGGGGGCGGCACCTTAAATGGTTTAACCGACATTTATGATTGCGATGATGGCACTGCTATTGATATTCGACTTGACGGTTACTTTGTGCCACCAGCAGGGTGGGAGAATGCCGAAACACCCCCACCTCCTAACCCCGATGATGTTTGGGTACAAGGATTTGCCTGGGGCGCCACCATGGGCAGCAACCCCATCAAGTATGCCAACAAATCAGGGGCCATGGCCTATGCGCAAGCGACTGCCGAGGCGACATTTGGGTTTGACCCAGATGATATGGAGCTTTCCTACATGGCATTTGAAGATGCCCCCCCACAATTTCTCGAAGGGGCAAGTACTTTCCAAGTCCGGGTAAAGCGCATCTCAACCGGTGATATCTTTTTCTTTGGGGTTATTGGTCTACAAGATTGTAGCAATCCATTTTATGGCAGCGCCTATTGCCCCACTGAAGACCCGACTCCGCCGCCTAAATGGCCAGCTGATGGCAAAATGCAGCTGATTCGCACCCCAGAAGGTACTTTAGTCGCCTCACCCTATGAGCCAGAAGAAGATATGTCCTGGAATTATGCCGACGGCCAACAAAGCACCATTAATTTCTGCTTTGAAGGTGACCGCAAAGGGGTGCTTGAGCCCACCAATGATGGCGGCTATATGATTTATGAAACGGTAGCCGGTTTCGGGCAGGGTATTTATAAAATCTTTGGGATGAATAATAGAGTGATAGGGTATACGGACGCAGCAGGAGCGGAAGCTTATCGACCGCTACCTCCAAATCCGACTACCCCATAAATTAGTCTCTCATAAGGATGTGAATGAGCATTGAAGCCAAACAAGTATTGGACCTAATCATCAGGCCGACCCTTAACCTGCTCGAGATGCAAAGTTTAAGTGCGCAAAAGCTCATGCTGATTACCGGAATGCTAGAGACGGGCTTTGATTACCTAAAACAACATCCAGAAGGTCCTGCACTAGGCTGGTGGCAAATGGAGCCGGCCACTTTCTTACATCTATGTTCTTACATTAGAAGAAAGAAAGCCTTACACCAGAAGGTCCTCTCAATCATCTTTACAGATATGTTGCTGCCTTTTGAAGCGTTAGTATGGAACATCAGATATGCTTGTATCTTAGCGCGTATCCAATATTGGCAGCATGAAGAACCCTTACCTGCTCACACTGATATGAATGGCTTAGCTAGCTATTACCTAAAGTATTACAATGGGGGCGGGAAAGGGACCAAAGCTAGGTTCCTAGAAATGGCCAATCTGGTAGATGACCTCTTTTTACCTGCGCGGCCTCTTATCATCATCACTTAAGGAGAAATCACATGGCATCAGGAAATCTAACCTCAGCGGGAAACAGAAAAGGTGGTCGTGGCGGCTGTAAAGGTTGCGGTAACGGCGGTCGCTAATTAATTGGGCTTTCTGACCTGAAGGCCCTATCTATTTTCCATTCTCAATTAACCCCCAAAATAAGCCCACCAAAACAAAGCTTGTCAGCTGAGCAATGATTTCAATTAAATACGTGGAATGTTTCAATACTGATTAAAACAGATTAGAATCGGCATCTTCTGTGGTTATGGAAGCTAACTTGAAAGGATTTCTAAGAATAATAAAGAATATATTGTAGGAGTCAGTCGTGTCGCTTCTAAAGCAAGCTAAGATGTATAGCCCCGCCCAACACAAGATGATTTTATCATACCTTGATACTACACGCGACCCAGTTCGTAATCGAGCGCTCTTTTTAATGTCCACCAAACTAGGTCTTCGTGCCTGTGAAATTGCCGCCATCTGTTGGAACAACGTCTTAAACGATTACAACAATGCCGTCGGTGACACTGTTCGCATCACGAACGATTTTGCCAAGGGTGCGGCCGGTGGAAGAGAGTTCTACATGGGGGATGAGGTCAAGGCTGCCTTGCAAAGATTATACGAAGAAACCGTGGGGGCGTATGTTGAGCACCAGAACTTCTACTTTGAGCCGATTGACCACAACAATTTTTACTACGACCGCATTATCTTAAATCAATTTGGCGATGGCTTTAGTGCCAATGGCATTTCAAGACTGTTTTATTATTGGTTTAAAGAAGTGATGGGGATTGAAGGTTTCTCCTCACACTCAGGTCGTCGCACCTTTATTACCAACTGCGCCCGAAAAGTTTCCACCGTCGGGGCAAGCTTATATGACGTACAAAAGATGGCAGGGCATCGCTGCCTTTCTTCGACACAGCGGTACATCGAAGAAAATGCTGATGCACAAAGAAAATTAGTGAACTTAATTTAAGGATGTTTTATGGCTAACAAACCTGTATCTCCCATCGAGGAAGTCGTGGTCGCACCCGATGTCGCACCATTACCCGCCGCGGTAACTAACATACCCAAACCTAAAGCCCCACCTAAACCTAAATCTCCGCCCGTTAAAACACCCCCAGTGAAAAAAGCCCCGCCGCCACCGGCTAAGAAAATACCCTCAACAGTTGCTAAAGCCGCGATGGCAGATAAAACCATCGGTCTAGCGCAACCAAAATCACCGGTTCATCAAAACTTAGTCGGTGTTCATGCCATTGAATATCAGGTGGTCTCTAAGTTTAATTTGCAAGACCTAAGCTATGAGGTGGCTAATTTGCTCAATGAACAAATTCCCTGGCAGCTCAGTGGTGGTGTGGCATTCGCGGAAAGGCCAGGTGTTTGGGTGCAAACGCTCATACGACATAAAATGTAAGGTAGGCATTTAATTGATAGGGAGGTCAGAACATGGTTCACTTAAGTTTATTTGCAACGGCCTTTATGGGGGCGTTTATAGGGACATTTTTTCTCAGTGCCTTAAAATCGGCAAGCAGTCGGGTTAAAAAGCAAAACAATATTGAAGATGGAGACTTATTTTTATGAACGATGCTAAAAAGAAAGGAATACTGACCGCACTGGCGCTCGCACTCGTTGGGGGCGTCGGTTATCTGGCTTCGGTCATTACCAAAGACGATGATGGCTATATTGAGGAAACTGCTGAAGACATTATCGAGAATCAGCTCGAAGAGTCTTTAAAGCTACCCCCAGGAAGTCGTAAAGGCACGATAGATTTAACGCCTAAATCCAAAGAGCGTTTAGCCACGGTATAAATTATTGCAGTGTTGATAAATCAAAAGAAAGAGAAAAGGTTCTACCAATACTGCCCTCTGTAATTTCATATCCTGCAGATTCAATTTTAAAACCTTTTCTGTCATTGATAAAAGATTCTTCGGTAAGGATAAAATGTAATTTATCGGTAGGGGCTAAATCTTTTTCTTTAATTAAATTTAATAAGTCTGCAATGGTTTCGATTTTGTTCATAATAATGTTCCTCTATCAATTACTGACTGACGTTATCAGCTTTGTTCAAAATGGCAGATAATGCAGCTGGGCTTTTTTCCACTAGGTTTTTAAGCGCTTGGGTATCCGCGGTATCTGCATAACGTTCTACTAATGCTTCGTTAGCAACATCGATGACTTCACCTAAGATAGAAAGTTCTAAATTGCTAAATTGATTAAAGATTGTATTACTCATATTTTCTGCCCTCTTTTTTCTTCATAACTATTAGAGTCAGAGGGCAGGGATTAGTTCAATCAAATTTAAATTATTAATTTTCAACAAAATCAACAGATTAAATTAAGCTCATTGGCTTTAGTTAAAAATCTATGCGCAACTCTTTTAGCTTTACTCTTAACAATGGATTCATATTGACTGTAAACATAAATAGCAGGAACGGAAACCTGATCGACCACCTCGCCCCCATCTATATATTTGACCAGTAATTGTGGGCCTTTCCCTTGACCATCTTTGGATATCATCCCGCGAGGAAGTTTCACTTTAACTTCAATCACCAAACTATCATCGAGCTGGGGGGACCAAGAAAAATCTGCAGATTGTTGAACAATCTCTTTAAGCTGCTCGGTCATCGACGCTTTTACTAATTTGGCAAAATGTACTCGCGCACTGGCTTCTTTATTTTCCACTATTATTCATCCTTAAAATATTGGGCATTACATCTTCAAAGTGAGTAGTTCCCTTTTTTGCATTATCACCCTTAATTACCTTGATTGCCGCTTTAACCGCCTCCTGCGCCATAAATGTGCTCACTCGCAAGGATTTAAGCCCGGCTGCATGGAATAAAATATCGTGCTCGGCGGTACTAAAGCGAATAGGAATAATTTGGCATCTAGGCTCGGGGGAGCGCTGACGGGAATGCTCTTTTCTATAAACCCCATCTGCATCTGGATATTTCATATTTAAAATCCTAACTCAATTAATTGATGACTATTATAACGTAGAACCGTATAATATGCGTAATAAATCTGGGGGGTAAGTTATGGGCGAAATCAATACGACATCAGCATTGGATAAGGCAGTCATTGGGGGTGATTTAAGCAATCTAAGTGATGCAGACAAACTCACCTTTTACAATAAAGTCTGTGAATCCATTGGTCTGAATCCCTTAACCAAGCCATTAGAGTTTATTCGCCTAAATGGCAAGTTAGTCTTGTATGCCCGTAAAGACGCCACCGAGCAACTGCGAAAGATAAATGGCATCTCGATAAAGATTATGGCCAGAGAGAAGGTCGATGATTTATATGTGGTGACCGCACAAGCCATTGATAGGCATGGTCGGACGGATGAATCCATAGGCGCCATCTCATTAAAGGGATTAATGGGCGAAGCGGCTGCCAATGCCATTATGAAGGCAGAAACTAAAGCTAAAAGGCGCGTGACTTTATCGGTCTCAGGTTTAGGGTTTTTGGATGAGTCTGAAGTGTCTGCCATTGCCGGTGCTAAGCCATTAGATTTTGATGTCAGTACCGGTAAGGTGAGGGACGATAGGGAGAAAGCCCCCAGAATAAGTCATCAAGCTGAGGATATGCGAATTGCTTTACTTGAATTCCACACAAACCAGAGTGAAGTCGGCAATGAAACTGCGCTTGAACTTTGGCTAGGGTTAGATGAGGGCTTAAAGAGAGAGGTATGGGGGTGTTTAAGTACTGCTGAGCGATTTTGGCTCAAGAGTCTTAAGGCCTAGAAGGGATAAAACATAGTTTAGTAGCTAAGGGGTATAAAGATGGGTTCAGGGATTAACAAAGTTTTCTTACTAGGCAAGATTACTTATATCGAAGTTGTGCATACGCCTGGAGGCTTAGTGGTCGCTAATCTTTCTATTGAAACCACTGAGGAGTGGAAAGACGCTCAAAAGAAAGATAAATCCAGAACAGAGGCGCATCGGGTGATTTTTTATAACAAGAAAGCAGAGCTGATAAAGGAATCTGGCCAAAAGGGGCACTACGTACATATTGAAGGCGCACTACGTACAGAAAAGTACGAAAAGGATGGCATTACTAAGTGGGCCACTAAGATTATCGGCTCCAACATTCAATTTCTGGATATCAAGGATGATTACAGCCAACTGAAAGTCACCCCCAACAACTATTCAACTACTATGGATGTCCCATTCTGATGGCTAAACGTCGCGCCCGGCACAGCTTATCCGAGAAGTCGCCGGCTCAGCATGCCTTTGATGAATCTAATCTGGCCCTACAAGCAGCTAATGACGCGCTCGCTCGAGAAGGGATAGTGTACCCAGTCCAGAGAAAGGGAGAAGCTTTGCTTGATTACTTAGAGCGTCTTAATGCTTATAACGCCATTCAGCTGGCTTATTACTTTAAGGCACTAAGACCTCATGACGGGATTGAAAGGGTAGGAAGGGAAGCAAGACCTAAAGCTAATGGCTGGTAGAGAGTCACCCCCACTGGGAAATTAGGAAACCACTGGGGGTGAATGCTAGGTCTACATAATCAGGGGTACTCATCATGCTTGATAGCAAATCATCCTATCACTGGCTTTGATTTGAATAGCAACTCACTCACGGGACTAATTATATATAAAAATATTAGTTTGATAGCTTATGAAATAAGGGAAAATAGAGATTAAGGAGAATAGGGGCGCCGAAATATTTGATCTAAATCGAATTACCGCTTTATTATGCTCTGCAAGAAATTAGACAGATGAGAGCCTAACTCTTTTAAAAGCTAGGCTCCACCTAGTACTTATTTTGCCAACAAATACACAGCGTGCACTTGTCAGTTTAATAAGTTAATAAGCAAGTTATGGAACCGACGACTACTAATGTGAAGTTCCAAAACTTAAAACCACAGCACCCTAGTCACCTAGATAAATAGGAAACAAGAATAAATGGCAAATATCCCCTCCAAACAAAAGAGAGGTAATAAATGATGAACTTTCCTTCACTTACTTACCCCTACCCATTCAAGAAAGGAGATAAGAAGCAAACATGAGTCATGAGTTCCTTTACTTACACCGCCAACCCCTTAGAGGAGTCAATGTAAACATGAATTTAGATCATTCACTTAGCTCCACCCCACTCAAAAAGAAAGGAGATAAGAGGCAAACATGAGTTTAGTTCCTTCACTTACCGGGGCAAGTTTACGTCCCAACTCAGCTCAATGCAACCCCCATCTAACTAATTTTCACCAATCTGCTTTGCTCAAAAATAGAGCAAACAAGATTTCTGAGCCTAAGTACCCCTATCAATCCGTCCTATTATCGGATAGCCAAAAGGAATGGATGAGCAAGATACAGACTAAGGGCTTAGACCTCCCTGAGCAATTTAGGATTGAACCCAATCAAGCTGCTCTGGGGGCGATTGAAGAGGCAAGGGTACTTATTTCCAATCATAAGAACTCCAAGCGACGCAACCCGCTTTTTTATATTTTAAAATATTTGGCTTCTGGGATAGTCAAACACCTCACTTATAAAGTCAGACGCAAAAAGATAGCCACTGAAATAACTAAATATGGCTTAAGGCAGCGCAATGGAAACGTTTATTCGGTTCGCCAAGTCTCACGCTGGACCAATGCATTAGAGCAAGCTGGCTTGATTAAAAAAGATGAAAAAGATAGGTATCTGATCGTCTATCGCCTGACAGAATTGGGTGAGTTGGTCTACTGGTTGCACTGTGAGAAGAATCAGAGTCATGTTCGAATAAACGTAGATGTGGCGGGGCCTGTAGAGGACAATTTCGAAAAAATGTCCCTATTCGATGAAAAAAATGTCCCCCTATACATACATAACTCTTACAAACAAAATATAAATACCCATTTAGAGACTATTCAGGAGCATGACTTATACCGAGAGCAAAAAAGAGCCCAATTAGAGGCCAAATCGGAGCGTGCAATTCGATCTAAAAATGGGTTTTTAGTTTCTGAAAGGGAAGGCAAGAAAAAAACATTAGAGCCAGAGCTCAATCATCGACTGAAAAAGTTCTCTCCTGCTCAGCAAGACGAGTTAAGTTTGTGTTTAAACCGCTTGAGAGCGCCTGTATGGCAGAAAAACAATCTTCTTGAGGATTTGGCCGCCTCTGTCACCACGATGGCAGGAAAGCGCATACAGGTGGCAAACATCTCAGGCCTCCTAATTGCCAAGTACAAAAAGACATTTGGTGGAATGCGCCATTAGTTAAACGACACATCAAGGAGTTAGATATGAGTGAAGACATCAAGTTAGTTTGTGGGCTTTTGATTATCCCGTTGGGGGTGAGCCTGTATTGCTTAAGCGTCATGATAGAAAGCTTAAGGCAAGCCCGTAAGGAACGGTTAAGGAATCAGGTCAGATGGGTGTACCAAGCAGATGCCAAGGAAAGATGGCAGGAGCAGAACCCTCTAAAGGCGCGATTTGTTTGTAGTAAGTACGAAATTTGATACAATTCTTCTCGACATGAGAAAGAAGGAAGTAGTATAGCCATGAAGGATAAGAATAAATCATGAGTAAAGATGTCGTGGATTACAAGATACTGAAAAGCCAGAACACAGAGATACTGTCTAACCTAGTGACCCAAGCCTTACTGGATGGCTTTGTTCCGGTGGGGGTGCCTTTTGTGTTTAACGATTATATCAATCAAACCTTAGTGTTACTGAGATGACGATTCCATTTCATGTTAAGCCAGCGGTTAGATATAACTTGATAACGGATACGATGACGCATCAGATGATTGACCGGGTAGATGAGTTAGTGAAAGACGGTTGGGAGCCTTATGGGCCACTCATCCATAACCCAGAGAATAGAAAGTTTTACCAACCCATGATTAAGTACCCTAAAACAAAAACATGAAGATGCTCAGGCTCCATGAAGTAGTAAGACGAGTTACTTTATCTCGCGCCACCATTTATAGGATGATGCACTTAGGTCGGTTCCCAAAACCTATGCGGATAGGATTAAGAACTAAGGCATGGATAGAAGAAGAGGTAGATGCTTGGTTTAGAGAAAGAGATAGAGAAAGAAACATAACTAAAGACTAAGCAGTCTATTCATGACAAAGGAATTAAAAGATGACAATCAAGGAAGAGTGGCTGATTCAAAGAAATGTCATTGCCTGGTTCAACCTTCAACACCCCCAACATTCTAAGCTACTCACCTATACCATGGGTGGCAGTCATAACTTTGGCCCAAGAAAGGGTGAGACCTTAAAAGCTATGGGACTTAAAGCGGGCATTCCAGACCTTAACCTCTTCATCGCGCGTAGTGGCTATCATGGCTTACTACTTGAGGTAAAAGGCAAAGGAGGCAAACTCAGTCCTGTACAGAAGGATTATCATCAATTGCTTAAGGCACAAGGCTATTGCGTGAAAGTAGGTGAAGGCGCGCAGGAATGTATTGCTATCATCAAGGAATATCTTGGGGGCGGATACCCACAAAATCCTTCCCTAAATGGCCTATTAGTTTAAAAAGTAATTAAGTTAAATAACGTTTGTAATAGAGGATTGTCTGTGGCAAAAGGAAAGCATTACGGTGCAAAAATGAACAAAGATGAGCAAGTTTTGGAAAATGAGCGCCTTGCGTATGACCTTAGGGTTAAGGGTATGTCCCAGATGCAAATTGCCGAACGGTTGGGTCTAACTCAGCAGGCTATCTCAATCATACTTAAGCGCGCGACAAAAAAATATGCTTTACATTTTCTGAGTGACTTGGCAGTCAGTAAACATGAGCAGGTCGTTCAGTTAGAGCGGGTTGCTTCAGAGGCGATGCATGCATGGTATCAGAGCATGGAGAACTATGAGAAGACGCCAAATGGAGATCCAAGATATCTGCATGAGTTCCGTAAAGCCAAAGAAGACATCCGAAAGCTTTTAGGAATGGATTTGGTTGAGAAGGAGCTGTATGAGCACGACATCGTCAATCGAATTCAGATTGAGCTGATAGGATGCGAAATTAAACGAGAAGAGATTTCTCCTGTACAAGCTAAGGATAGCCTTGAAGACCCTATCAATTAGTTGTACGCCCCCACAGGCTGAGTTTCATGCCTTGCCCCATAAGTACACGGCTTTCGTAGGAGGGATGGGTTGTGTTCGCGACAGCACCCCCATTGCTACTTCAACGGGTTATGTAGAAATCGCTGACTTATGCGCCGGAGATGATGTTCTAAGCTGGAACGAGATAGATCAACAATTCCAGTTCGCGCCAACAAGTGGTGCGTTCCCAAAAGGTAAATCTAGTCTTTATCGAGTCGTCACCACACAAGGAGAGTTTGTCGCAAATAGGCATCATCAAGTTCGGGCTCCAAACGGTACGTATCGACCCCTGGCCAGCTTGAAGGTTGGAAGTTGGTTAAGCGCAGGTTCAAAAGACCTTGACCTTCTCCAGTCCGGTGTGGAGATTTCTCGGATATGGTCGCACGAAGGTGATTTAAATTACTGGGAAAGACTCGCAAACTCTCTGGGTGATTATGAAGAGTTAGGCCATGAATCTGATCGAGAATTTCACCAGGCTATCCATAACGCTGTGGCTTTTGGTCAACGATTTGGGGGTGCAAGGTCTTTAGGGGTGCTACCTGTTGGCTTATTGATGCCAAAAGTGGTTACCCCCATTCAAGTTACTCGCATTGAGAGACTAAAAACCAAAGAATGGTACTGGGATATGCATGTTGCTGGAAATAATAATTATCTTACGCAAGATGGGGTGATTCATCACAATAGTGGCAAAACTGAAACCATGTGCAATCAGGCCATTATCGACGCCTTCCATTCCCCAGACGCCTTAATCAGTCTCTATGCGCCCACATATGACCTGGTTTCCCTTATCACCGCCCCCAGGCTGCTAGAGAAGCTGGATAAATATGAAATTGGTTATAGGTATAACAAAACTAAGAACTACATTGAGACCACCCATAAGCAAACAGGCAATTTTATCTTACGCACACTGGATAAGCCCTCGCGTATTGTCGGATATCAAGCTTATCGGTCCCATATCGATGAGATAGACACCTTAGGAATGAATCAAGCTCAAGAAGCTTGGCAAAAAATTATCGCCAGAACCAGACAGGTTCCTGAACGAGGGAGTAATCCACACTTTAATCGCGTGTCGGTTTATACCACCCCTGAAGGATTTAAATTTACTTACGATAGATGGGTAAAAAGAAAGAGTCCTGCCTATGGGATGGTTCAAGCATCCAGCCGAACCAACCCTTACTTGCCGAGCGACTATGTTGAATCACTCCTGGAATCTTACCCACCAGAGCTGAGGTCTGCTTACATTGATGGTATGTTCGTTAACTTAACCAGTGGGACGGTCTATAAGTCTTACAATCGAGCCGCCCATAATACTAATGAGCGCATTAAGCCTCATGAAGTGCTCTATATAGGCTGTGACTTTAACGTCACTAAGCAAGCCGCCACCATCTACGTGAGACGAGACGGTGGAAGAACTTGGCATGCGGTGGCTGAGCTCGTGAACATGTATGACACACCCGAAATGATTCAAATAATCAAAGAACGTTATCCAACTAATCGCATTATTATGTATCCAGACGCCAGTGGTCAGGCAAGAAAGACGGTTAATGCGCATTCATCTGATATTGTATTGCTCAAGCAGGCTAACTTTGAAGTCAGAGTGCGACCTACTAACCCTTCCGTGCGGGATAGAATCAATGCTATGAACACCGCGCTCTCAAGTGGAATGGTCTTCATCAATGTGAATGCCTGTCCTAATGTGGCCCAAGCTTTAGAGCAGCAAGCTTATAATGCCAATGGTGAGCCAGATAAGCAGTCGGGTAAGGACCATCAAAACGATGCGACGACTTATCCAATTGCTTACGAGATTCCCATTCGTAAAACAATGCCTACTTTGAACGTTAGTTTTTAAAAGGATTTGCCATGACAGAGAAATCTGGGGTCTCTAGTACCCACCCGCTTTACGATGAATACTTACCTCGCTGGTTGCTCACTAAGAATGTCGTGAAGTCTGATGTCCGAGAATATATTAAAGATGTGGAGGATATGACTTCACTGACTGAGAACATGGCCCCTATTCCAAGCCATGCGACCGATGAAGAGAAAGAAGCTTACTATGCGATTCGCCATCGGCTCATCAGTGACTGTCGCAATCGAAACATTCGCTATCGAGATGATGCTCAGTTCATTAACTTTACTGCAAGGCATAAGAATTTCTTAGTGGGGGCGATTTTCAGAAAGCCATTAACCATTAGTTTGCCCACTTCGATTGACTACTTACTCGATGACGCCACCGGCTCAGGGATTCCTTTGCAAAAACTGGCCCAAGAGGTCGCTGGGGAACTCATGCAGACAGGTCGGTATGGTTTGCTGGTGGATTACCCGCCCACCATAGAAGGTCTAACCCGTGATGATGTCGAGGATTTAAACCTTCGGGCTTACATTCTTAAGTATCCTGCTGAGCGCATCATCAATTGGCAGACAAACAACATATATGGCGTTGAGAAGCTAGCGCTAGTGGTGTTAGAAGAGCTGATTACTCAAATTGACCCAGAAGATGGCTTTAAATGGGTGGGGACCGTTCAGTATCGAGTGCTTAGACTGGTTGATGGCGTATATGAGCAGTCTTTGTATGACGCAGAGGGTGAGCTTTTAGATACGCACACCCCCACGGACCAATCAGGCAATACCTTTAGTGAGATTCCGTTTACCTTTGTTGGCTCTGAAGATAATGATGCCGACATTGATGGCTCGCCTTTGTATGACATTGCCATGGTGAATATTGGTCATCTGCGTAACAGTGCTGACTATGAAGAATCGGTTCACTTAACGGGTTCACCCACTTTAATTATTAGTTCAGAGATGTCGGTGCAAGACTTTCAGATGGCCAACCCTTGTGGGGTGAAGATTGGCGCAAGACGTGGACATTTCTTAGGGCCTAATGGCTCAGCGATGTTCCTCCAGCCGAATGCGAATCCATTGGCTGACCAAGCAATGAAGCGCAAGGAAGAGCAAATCACCATGATGGGGGTGAGGCCGTTAGTGCTCGGGGGTACCAATGAAACTGCTGAAGGGGTGCGCTTGAGGTTAACGGGTGAGACGTGTGAGTTGACTATTCTGGCCCTCAATCTTCAACAAGCCTTAGAACAATGCCTATGGTGGTGCGCTCGGTTTATGAATGAGCGATGGGAAGAGGATGAGATAGGCATTAGAGTGAATACCGACTTTGTGGGCTTGCAGATTGACTCTCAACAGATGCTGACCCTCTTACAGCTTTATAATAATGGGATATTAGCCAAGAGCGACTTACGTTTGCTGCTTAGAGAAAATGGCGACTTACCCTCATTTTTAGATCGCCCTGATGAGGATATCGATGAGGAGGTTGCCCGAGATATTCGCTTAACCAATCCCCTTGATGTGCTGTAACCATGGCCAGTTACTTAACCTTCCTGCGAGACGCTTCCACCCGCCACAGTGTATTTGTGGAGCGTTTTGCCGGCGGGCAACTCAAACAAATCTTGCCCTATCTAGAGCGGGCCCGAAAAGTCACGGCAGCTGAATTGGCGGGGAAAAATATCAGCGCTATGTCGCGTGCTAGGTTGCAAAAGATGTATGGCGAGATTGAGGACCAGCTCAATGCTGTCTATAACGCGATGGGGGTTAAGCTCACGTCGGGGCTTAAACCCTTTGCCCAGTATGAGGCTGAGTTCACTGGTCGGATGCTGGGGGAGGCGATAGATATCAATTTTGCAATTCCATCGCCAAACCAAGTTCAGGCAGCGGCTTTCTCTAGACCAATGGATTTACTGACCGATAGGATTGATGTCGAGGGGGCAATTGAAGAGTTTGGCAAGAAAAAAAGCTCTGAGATTGTCAAAGTCATCAAGAACGGCGTCATTTTAGGTAAGACATCGGCTCAGTTGGTGGATGATGTGAGCTTTGTAACCAATAAAGTGCAAAAAAATCACGCAGAGAGCTTAGTCCGCACTGTGACCGCCTTCATCTCATCTGAAGCCCGGCGGGAAGTGATTAATGCAAACAAAGATATCGTAGAGAGGGAGCAATGGGTCTCAACCCTTGATGGCCGCACGACGGCAGAATGCTTTCTGGGTGAGACGATGGTGTTTAACCCCGCAGAGACGCTGACTCTTTATCGAGCAAACTATGCCGGTGACATTGTCACGATGACGACCAAGGAAGGTAGGGTATTAAAAGGCACCCCCAATCACCCCATCCTGACAGATAAGGGTTATGTCCCATTAGGTAAGCTCATGCTGGGTTTTAAAGTTGCCTTAGGCGTCAATGAAGTCGCTTTACCCGAAAATGTCCCCTATCAATCCTTAAAAGAGCTCTATAAACGACCGGGCAATCTAAATTTGCCCGTGCGGACGAAAAAATGTCCCTCAAATACGGATTTTGGGGGCGATGGCGCATCGATGTATGGTGAGTTAGAAGCCTATAGCAATCTAACTATGGTCCAGAGCGCAGCGCCGCTCCCCCCAACTGGAAATACATTTCAGCAGGTGGTCAGGCTAAGGCGAGAGTTTATGAATACAGAGGTCTATACCTTGAGTTCAACGTTGGGCTTTTACTTTGCCAATGGGATAGTCGTGAAGAACTGTCAGGCTTTAGATGGCCAGACGTTTGAGAAAGGTGAAGGGCCGCAGACACCATTGCACTGGGGGTGTCGCTCCACGCGTATCCCAATCGTGAGTCCTGAATATCAGCTCGATGTTGAGGGGCAGTTTACTCGGCCAGCTGTGGGGCCTGACGGTGCAGAGGATGATGTAAAGAGCAATGCAACCTATAACTCTTGGCTCAAGACTCAACCTGCCGCATTTCAAGATGAGGTCTTGGGGGCGACTAGAGGCCAATTGTTTAGGGACGGCGGTCTGTCAGTTAAAGATTTTGTAGATGAGAACTATCGGCAAATATCTCTTGAGGAATTAAGAGAGAAGGAAAGTATGGCCTTTGAAAGAGCGGGTCTTAAATAATTTAGGAGTTTTAGATGACAGATAATGAAGATGTAGCCGTAGATGTGGCAGTAGAAGAAAAAGAACCTGCTGAAGGCACGCTCGATTACATGAAGATGATAGAAGATAAAGAGAGAGAGATACGTTCGCTAAAAGCCCATACCCAAGAGCTGTTAGATGAAACTAAGCGCGCCAAGAAGCGGGCAGAAGAGCAGGCGATGGAGAAAGCGCGGCTGAAAGAGGAACAATTGGCTAAAGATGGTAAGTTTGAGCAGCTTTATAAATCGGCAAATGAGCGCTATGAGCAGGCGATGGCAGAATTGCGCCTAAGGGATGAACGAACAGCTAAAGAGATAGTGAAATCAGAAGCAATTAAGTTGGCTTCTCAACTGTCAGATGGTTATAACGCAGAATTATTAGCAGAATTCATGAAGAGTCGTATAAAATATACTGATGAAGGCTTAAAAGTCCTTGATGGTCATGGAAACGCGACGGTGTCCAGTTTAGATGACCTTAAGAATGAGTTTGCCAATTCAGATAAATACAAATCCTTGATAAGAGGTAGCAGAGCGACTGGGGGCGGTGCCCGTGGAGCTGGCGGCGGTGCGGCTAGTGCGAGCTTAATTGATAAAGCGGTCTTTGATAGTTGGACTCCTAAACAACAAATGGAGTTTTCTCTTAAAGGTGGCAAAGTTAAATAATTCGTACATTAACGGAAAGGAGTTTCCATGCCTAATACCATAACCGATTTAACCTGTGACATTTTTTGTGCCCTCGACACCGTATCGCGTGAACAGATTGGCTTTATCCCCGCAGTGACTTTAGATGCTTGCGGTACCCGCGCAGCCTTTGGACAAACTGTCCGTTCTTTCATTACGCCCCCAGTGGTTGCAACTGATATTACTTCAGGTCAATTAGGTCCAGACTTTGGATTTCAAACTATTGGCAATCGTACTATCACGATTAACAAGGCAAGGACTGTTTCTTGGATTTGGGAAGGTGAAGAATTACGTGCCCTAGATGCATGTGGCGCGGGTTCTGACAATATTTTCCGTCAGCAGACCGAACAAGCTATGCGTGCTTTAACCAATGAAATGGAAGCCGACATTGCTGCTGCTTGGACTCAAGCAACACGTGTTGTGACACCTTCTGGCACTACTTTGTTTGACGCAAACAATTATCGTGACATGGCGAACGTTCATGGTGCTTTACTTGAAGCGGGCGCGCCACCTAATGATTTACAAATCGTTTTAAGTAACCGTGCTGCAGCTGCCCTTCGTGGTAATGCCCAGTACACTGGTTGTGATACAGCTTGTTCTGACACAATTTTGCGTCAAGGTGTTCTGCTCGACCAATTCGGCATGAGCATTCGTCAATCTGCGCAAGTTGCGACAGGCTTTGTTGCCGGAACTGCGGCCTCTGCGACCACAAATGGTACAGGGTATGCAATAGGTGCGACCAGCATTACTTTGGCTTCTGCCGGCACAGGTACGATTAAACCTGGTGATACAATTTCATTTGGTACCGATCCAAATAAATATGTCGTATTAACCGGTGATGTAGATGTATCTAACGGCGGAACCATCGTTATCAACCAAGGATTGCGTCAAGCCATACCTGCTTCTGCTACCGCCATCACATTAACCAGTGATGCAGGTGAGAAAAACTTAGCATTCCCACGTTCTGCTATTGTTTTACTCGCTAGAGCGCCAGCGACACCCCCAATGTGTCCTGAAAGCCAATACCGTGTGGTGACTGACCCTCGTTCTGGCCTAACTTTTGAAGTTGCGATGTTCTGTGAATACAGACGTGTAAGATTCGAAGTTGCGGCAGTTTGGGGTGTTGGCGTGATGAAACCTGAACATTTGGTTATCCTCGCCGACTAATTCTCGATAGGGCCCTCATTCTTGGGGGCCTTTTCTTTCTCACTGAACAGGAGTTCTATCTATGCAACATACGATGTACCTCAAGCCCGGCCGGGTGATTAATCTTTCTGCTGCGAATGATATCCAAAATGGCAATTATCAAGTCATGCGTAATCCAGGCGAGCCTTCTGATGCACCAATGACCCTAGCTTCTGGCATGAAGAAACGGATTGGACCCTTTGCGCAAGGACGTTATTTAAAGCTCTGGTCTGAATTTGGAGACATTGAGTATAAAGATGGCTCTTTGGATGATGACTTTGAAGAAGGTATAGGCGAAGCGGGCGATAACATTAATGTCGATGAGAGCAGAAACTTCTGGAAACGTTCAGTTCTAGAACTTAAAGATGCACCTGTTGAGATTAAAGATGACGCCGGCGTGGGCCAATACGCGAGCATTAAGCTCTATCAATTCCCAAAAGGCGCAGTCTTTATTCAAGCGATAATGCTCAAAGGACAATTGCAGGCTGATACCAATGGCCAAATGTCGGATGATTTTAAGGCGCAGTTTGCTTTAGGTTCTCAAATGGCAGGAAACGGTGTCGCACTTGGGGGCGATAAAGCTGACATTATGCCAGCTAAAGATTTTGCAGCTGCGGCTGATAAAAAAGCAGATGCTGACAATATGTTGATGGATGCTAAATGGCTGGAAGCGGCTGATGAAGCTAAAGCCATATATTTAAATGTGAAGATTGATGATGCCGCAGCTCATGAAGCCGGTGACGCTAAGTTCAGTGGTCGCATAGAGATTATCTGGCTCAAGATGGGTGAAAATGATGATGGGCAAATGCAAGATGAGAATATGGATGACCAAGGTTTTAATGCCAACAGCAATCAAGGTTTAAATCTTGACCAAGTTAAACCTAACGCTGTGAAAGCTTTAAACCAGAATGGGTTTTTAGACCAAGCAGGCAAGGATAAAGATGGTAAAGCGATGGATAACAACCCGCTTAAAATCAATGTCCCCGAGGCCAATGGTAGCCAGGTAGATAAAGCAGTCAAAGAAGATAAAGCCGCAAAGGTTTAATCGATGACGGATGTGAGTGCTGGGGAATCGCCCCCAGCGGCTCATTAACATGTAAGGATAGCTATGGCCATTATTGTCGAAGATGGAACCGGTGTACCGGGAGCAAACAGTTATGTTTCTGTTGCACAGCTGGAGTCGTATGCGGCGGACAGAGGCATTGAGATTGTCGGTAACCCAGAAGTGCTACTGATTAAAGCGATGGATTATATCGAGACCATTTCTTACTGCGGACATAAAGCATCGGGCATTCAGCCTTTGCAGTGGCCTAGATATGGTGTATTTGTGGATGGCTTCTATTTGGGGGCGACCGTTATTCCGGTCAATCTAAAGCAAGCACAGATGCAAACAGCTTTATCGATAGATGCAGGCATTGACCCCAGCTCTACATTGCCACGTGAGATTAAGAGCGCCACAGTAGGGCCAGTAAGTGTTACCTATACTGATGGCTCAGCAACAGAAATCATTCGCAGTGTGAACAGTCAGTTACAAAAACTAATCTGCAATTATAATGCAGTCACAGAATTTAAAGTTTTTAGAGGCAGTTAAATGGGACAATTTTCTAATCAAATGACCCAAATTGCTTCTCAGTTGATTACCTACTTTGGTGAGTCTATTAGTTTTACCCGCAAAGCCACCTCAGGTTTTAATACTGGGACCAGTCAAGCGATTCCCGGGCAAACAACGACCTATGCCACAAGAGGTGTGCCAGAGAACTACAATATGGATGAGGTGGATAATTCACTTATTGAACGAGGCGATATGCGCGTCACTTTAAGTAAAACCACAGTGGTTCCTTTAGTGGGTGATGTTGCGACATTTAGAGGGGCCAATTGGCGGGTTATCAATGTAGAGATTATCTCAGCCCAAGGTGACAACATTGTTTATCAAGTTCAGGTACGTAAATGAGTTTTAAATCTGAGTTTGACCGAGCCGTTAGGATATCGGTTGATGCGGCTGAAAAGACCATTAGAGCCACAGCGATTCAAATGTTCTCAGAAATCATTAAACAGACCCCTGTGGATACGGGTAGGCTGCGCGGTAATTGGCAAACCAGTGTCAACTCGCCGGCTTATGGGGTGATTGATGGCATCAGGCCTGAGGTGGTAGCGATTAATGAGGTCACCACGGCTGCGGTCAGTTTAAATATGGGTGAGAAGCTCTATATGGCCAACAACTTGCCCTATGCGTATAGAATTTCCCAGGGCTGGAGCAGTCAACGGCCTTCTGGCTGGATTGAAAACATTATTTCTACCTTCCAGGCCGCACTGGATAAAAAAGCGAGGGAGCAAAGATGAGCTTTGGCGCTATTCAGGCATTGCTTGATACGACTTTAAATGCAGCAGTCGATGATATCCCTGTTGCTTGGGAGAATATTAAGTTCACCCCCATTCTCGATGAGCCTTGGGTGAGACCCACTTTACTCAGTGGTACAACGACGGTTTTAGACCTTTGCGCCAACCAAGTGCCATCGGGCAGCTATCGGGTGGATGTATTTTATCCATTGGGGGCGGGACCTGGGGATGCTTTAGACTTAATCGATGTGATTACTGAAGAGTTTAGAGCCGTCAGTGTGATGTCATTATTGGACACTGTGCTGGTGATAGGGGCGATATCGCAAAGTCAGCGGTTGATTGATGATGCCTGGATGATGATGTCTTTAGATATTGCCTGGCAAGCTTATGAAGGCGCAGCAGAAATAAACGGCGTCAGCATGACCAATTGGGTCTCAGTGGATAGCTCTCAAATCGCCCAAAATGGCTATGCTTACTTAACAACCAACAACATTGCCCGTGTGGAGATTGAGTTACCGCTCAGTTCTAAGCGCGGTGATGGCTTTCGAGTAGCCGGCTATGGTAACGGGGGTTGGCGAATTACCCAAAATGCGGGACAAGCCATATTTATGGATGCTTCGAGCACGACAACTGGGGCTTCGGGCAGTTTGTCTTCTTTGAGCCCTCGAGACGCTGTAGAGTTGGTATGTGTATTGGATAATTTAGAATGGCAGGTACTCTCCTCACAGGGAAATTTGTCTATCGTATGATTTATAAAGTTTTAGTTTAACAAGGAGAGCTGTGATGGCTGTGATTATTACCCAAGGTCTAGAGTTAACGATTGAAAGCAGTTTAGGTGTCGCAACAGCGATTGATTGTATTACTTCATTATCGGGCTTTACTGGGGAAGCAGAAGACATAGATGTGACTTGTTTGTCTTCTACGGCACGTGAATACCGTCAGGGGTTACAGGATTTTGGTGATTTGACCATTGAGTTAATTCGTGATCCAAGACAGGCCGGACAAATCGTTTTAGAAGAAGCCAAAAATGCTCAAGCTGTTCGCGAGTTTGTGTTAACGCTACCTTCTGGTGACGTTGCCACCTTTGATGGTTACGTGAAGTCATTGTCCTTATCTGCTGATACCGGTGGCGTGGTCACAGGGACTGCGACAGTCAAGATTACGGGCGATGTTGTGTGGTCTGTATAAATTATGGGCTCTAAATTTGCGGCAATTAAAAAATGGGTGGCGCTCGCCCCCAAAACCTTGATTGCCGAGCGTTTAGAAATCTGCAGTACCTGTCCTAATAATAAATTAGGTGTGTGTACGCAGTGCGGATGTATTTTGAAGTTTAAAACTAAGCTTGCTTCGAGCAAGTGTCCAATTCATAAGTGGTAGAGCATGTTATTGACCCGAGAACAGATTTTAAAAAGCAATGATAGAAAGCATGTAGAGATTGAGATACCGGAATGGGGCGGCAAAGTCCGAATTGGCGTGCTCTCCGGCTATGATAGAGAAAAAGCTGAAGAAGAATTCAGTAAGACTAATTTAAATGCCCAGGATAAATATAATCGTCGGGCTTTCTTTGTTGCCATCAGTGTGATTGATGAAAAGGGTAACCGCATATTTACGATGGATGATGTCAAAGCGCTGAATGAGAAAAACTGGGAAGCCTTAGACAGAATTGTGGATAGCTCCAGATTATTGAACAAGATTGGCGATGAAGCGGTTGAGGGCTTGGCAAAAAATTAATAGACAGACCGTTTAGGCGCTATCTTTTCTCTCTTGCGGAAAGGATGGGGGTGTCTGTCAAAGAATTGCTGGGCAAGATGGACAGTCAAGAGCTGGGTGAATGGTGGGCATATGATTTAACCAAGTCTCCAGAGTTTCTTGAGCGGTATAAGCGAGAAAAAGAGGCAAAGCAGTTTGCGGCGCTATCTAGGGAAGAGATGAAACTTAAAGCAATGGCGCTTTTTTCAAATTGTGGCGCAGTCAATAGGGATAAAAAATAAATGGCGGTTTCAACAGTTGCAAAGCTTGTATTAGAGCTCAGTGCTAGCTCGGAAAAGCTAACAAAAGATTTATCTAAGTCCGAAAGCGCAATCTCGACATTCGCTGATAGTGCGAAAAAAAAGTTTGCTCTTATTGGAACAGCCGTGAGCGCGCTCACCTCATTAATAGCAGCCGGAGGTTTAACCGCTGCTATATTAAACAGCGTAAACAGCTTAGATAACATTGGTGATACCGCCCAATCGCTTGGCATTGCCACGAAAGAACTGCAGCGGCTGCAATTTCAGGCTGAGCAGGCTGGCTCTTCTGCTGAGGGTATCGTTGGGGCTTTAGGTCTCATGCAAAATGCCATTGGCGAAGCAGCCTCCGGGAACGAGTCTTTAGTTAAAACTTTTGCCTCTCTAGGGCTTAATGTAGAGAGTTTAAAGAATTTAAGGCCTGAGCAGCAGTTCAGGGCAATTGCTGATGGCATCAGGAATATCAATAACCAATCCGACCAAGCCAATATTGCCCGTGGCATCTTCGGTCGAGGTGGCATTCAACAGCTTAATCTTCTTAGAAGTAACTTAGACGAGACATCTGCCACCTTTGATAGATTGGGCTTAGGGATTACAGAAAGCCAAAGTCAAAATGTCGACGCTTTCGATAAGACCAGGAATGCCTTAGATGCGGTATTTGGGAACTTTAAAGAAACGGTGGCAGCAGAAGCCATTACTGGATTTACGGTCATTGGCGAAAGAGTTTTAGACTTAATCCAAAATATGGGTGGCTTACAGACAGTTGCTACAAATGTAGCAGCCAGCATTGTAGGTGGGCTTGCTTCAATTTCTTCAGCTTTTGATTTTGTCAGTGATAGTGTCAGTTTTTTACTTCAGACATTTAGATTAGGTCAATTAGCCGTGGGAAACTTAACGTTGGCGATCGATGAATACTCTTCAGCGGCCAGAAATGCACCGAGCCTTAATGAGATAGCAGCCATCAATGCAAAAGCCAATACCCCTGAGAACTTGGCCAGGTCAGATTTTAATCCTCTAAAGTTTAAGCCTTATGAAGGTAAGTCCAAAGAAGAATATGCGACTGAATTTGCCTTAAGGCGCCAAGAGATAGACCAGATTAATGAGCTGTTCACGGCCACAGAAGCGAATCGAGGCACTGGCAAATCAGGTGTTACCTCAGCATTGGAAGAGATACAGGCTAGATTAAAGGCAACAGGGGACGAAGCTAAGGCGACCAAACAAGTCTTAGATGATTTAGCTTCAAACTCTATGGCTAATTTAAGCGCCGCTAATCCTAATATGACTTCACCGACTAAAACTGGGGGCGGTTATGGCATCATCACGGACTCTGCCACCGGCCAAACGTATACGACTGGCAATGTCCCCAATGGGGCTTTGCCACAAAATATTAATATTACTGTAT